GCGACATCGGCGAACAGGCGGCGGCGGTCGCGCACGCGCTCGGCGATGATGTCCTCGCGCACCGTGGCGATCGGCAGCCCGCGCACGCCGCAGTAGGCGATCGGCGGCGTCGGACCATCCCAGACCGTCTTGGCGTTGGGCGACGACAGGCTGGCGAGAAGGTCATCGACCGCCTCGGCCTGCTCGGCATGGGTGAGCTTCAACTCCCGCGCCACCGCGATGAAGGCGGTCCAGTAACCCGTCGAAGAGCCGAAGCGCGAGACGAGCCCGACATCGATCTCTGCCGCGAGCTTGTCGGCCTGTTTCTGTTTGGCGACGACCAGCTTCATCCCCGCGCGGTAGTCCTCCAGCACGGTGATCGCCGCATCGAAGGTCGCTGGGACAGCGAACGCCGCTTCCGGGTCCGCCTTGCCCTCGGCATAGACCGACGCCGCCTTGCCGATCGTCTCGACCCGCACCATCTCCTCGGCAACCGACGCCTTGGGCAGAAGGTCAGCGAAAGCCTTGCGGGCGGTGGCGAGCCACGCGAGATCGTGGTCGGGTGCCACCTCCCGCTCCCAAGTGACGGCCTTGAGCATTGCGGCCAGCGCCGCGTCTGCCTGCGTGGCGATCTTGCTCGCGGCCTTGCGCCACTTCACCACCGCCTCGGCTTTGGTCTTCGCTGCGGCCTCGGCCTTCTGGTCGGTGGTGAGCTTCGCATCGGCCTTCTTCTTGAGCTTGGCCAGAGCCTCGAAGGGCTCGGACAGGTCCGGTAACACCACAGGCGCGAGGAAGTCGTCGTCGGTCAACGCCTTGAGCTTGGCATCGACTTCGGCGAGCACGGCGTCGGCCTTACCCTTTGCCGCGCGATCGGCATTGTCGAGCGTGTTGAAGAGCTTCAGGTTGAAGAGATTTCGTGCGATTTCGATCTTGGCGCGGAAGACCGCCACAGGCCCACGGTTAGCCTTGATCGTCGCGTCGCGCTTCTGCGCGGCCTTCATCTTGGCCCCATGAGCATCGAGCGCCGCCTGTGCCCACGGGGAGGTTTTTAGCTCTTTCAGCGTAGCGCCTGCGCTCGTTTCCTTGAGACCAGCCCCGACAAAGCGGGTAATCGCCCGCCGCGACACGCCGACCTCAAAACCGTTAGACCCTGCGTCACGCCCGTTGCGCTGGTCGAGGTAGTTCTGCGCGGCGGTCTCCCATTTGCCGTCCGCTGCAAATACATCGATCAGGCGTGAGCGATCGACATTCCCGGAGGGGTGGTCGCCAGCGACCACCCCCTCGAAAAACGCCATCGCCCCCTCATCGGCGAGCACAGCGTCGAGGGTCTCGTGATCGGGGAAGATGCGCTCCTCGATGAAATCACGAACCTTATCAACGACAAGCTGCACATGGCTGGCCTGAACGTTGTAGTTCTCGCCGTTCTCGCTCGCCATCAGGCGCAGCATTTCGGCGTCGTTGATCTGGCAGACCTTCACCCGCAGGAAGGGCAGGCCCTCGGCCTTGATCGCGCCCAGCAGGTGGTGGCCGAAAGCGATCTCGATCGCGCCACCCTTGGCGGCGCGGCCATATACACGGTCAAGCTGGCCATGCTGGCGCACCGAACGGCGAAGCTCTTCGACGCGGGACTCCTGCAACGGGTATTGCTCAAGGTCGCGGTGCGGGTTGGGCCGCACCGATGCGAGCGGCACTTCCTGCCACTCGCCGGGAATGTTGATCTCAGGCATCGCTCCTCCTTAGAGGAAATGGGTTAAGGTTTTCCCGCAATATGTGCGATTCGGAGTGGTGTCAAGGGCAATTTTACGCATGGACATTCCTCCTGTGGATCTTGCGCAGCGCGGCAAGCTGCTTCTCGGTGAGCCAGCCCCGGTTGGCGAACTGCTTGCCGACGGAGACAACAAATTCCTCGATGCTCGGCGGCATGTCGGTGGCGAGAAGCTCGGAGAGCATCTGTACGACCTCGGGTGCGAACTCCCAGCGGGCAGCCGCCTCGGCCTCCCGCCGGCGGGCCTCAGCCGCTGCCGCCGCCTTGGCAGCCGCAGCGCGCGCCGCATCCTGCGCCGCCGCTGCGGCTTGCGCGGTCTTCAGATCATCGGCCCACTTCCATTCTGCTGGCTTCACGCCGGCCCAGTGCGACGAGGTGAGCCCGGAGCCGTGCCCCGCCAGCACCTCGGCCCAGTTGAGCTTGGCCTCGGCGAGAATCTTCTGGGCCATCCTGAGTGCAGCCAGCGCCTCGCCATCGCTGTCGGACGCGGTGAGCATCATCAGGCGGGTGAGCTTCTCGATCTGCTTGGGGGTGAGCTTCATCGCCCACCACGCCGTCGGTGCAGGTCGATGGACTTGCGCATGGCGAACTGCACTGTGCGGAATCTCTTCGGCATCCGTGCGGCCATGACGTGGGCGGCGAGCACCGCCTCCGCGATCTGCGGCAGCAAGGTGGTGGTGCGCTCCTCGTAGGTCAGCAGGTGCGCCTCGGCGAAGATATCCGCCGCCGACGCGCAATCGGCGCAGCGGTAGGGCTTGGGTTCGTGGATGTTCCAGTTCAACTCCGGCAGCGTCGTGGACGCACCGCAGATCCAGCATGGCGCGGGCGGCATCAGCACCTTTGCGCGCATGTCGAGACCCCGGAAGTCCCAGACCATCGTCTCGCGCCTGCTTAGCCCGAAAGGCCTGTGGCGCTCGGCGTAGAAATTGAAAGAAAACTGATCGTAGTAGTGTATCAGAGATGTGTAGATTCGGCGGATGGGGGTTCTGCCCACCTGCCGCTCGACACTGACCGCAAACGCGACTTCACGCCGCCCGCCCGCGTACAGGCCATGGCGGTTGGTGGTCAGGTCTTCGCGCTCCCACTCTTTCAGGATGGCAAAGAACCGCCCGCGCAGCGGCGCGAGGCCTTCGAAGCTGCGCAGGTAATGCACCGCCTCGGTGCGGGTCAGCAGCCACCGCTTGTTGGTGTCGCGCTCAACCTTCATCGTCCGGCTCCTCGGGATTTTCCGGCTGCTCCGGCTCCTCGGGATTTTCCGGTTCATCGACCACCTCGGCGTCTTCCGCCTCGGCATCATCCGCGCCGTGCAGTGCCAGAGGCGGCAGCCCGTGGTGCATGGCACCAAGTTCCTTCACCACCTGAAGCTCGACATGCAGCGACGCCACGATGACCTCTCCGATCCGGGCGGCGGCATTCGCCTGCGTCGATCCGATCTTTCCCGCGCGCATATCCTGCAACACCTCGTAAAGCTGGCGGCGCAGATCGTCCGTGCCGCGCATGGTCTGGCCGGCGATTGTGGTGATGATCTCTGGTAGCTGGTTACTCATTTGTTTTTCCTCTTAAAAATTATCATCGCGCCGGCCTCACGTCGTGCCACTGGCAGACGCGACGGTGGCCATCAGCGAATGCGACGGTGATCGTGCGCGCGCCCCTTGCGACGACGGTGGCCGGCAGCCAGACCTCCTCCACCGCGACCTCCTCGTCCTTCGGAAGCGGATGGCGCCAGTCGATGACGGTGATGCAGTGCAGGGTGCGCACCTCGACCGGGTCGCCGATGCCGAGGCCGCTAGAAATCGCCAAGGTACACATCCTTGACCATCGCCTTGGCCTCTTCGAGGTCGAAGGCCTTCTCCTTGGCGAACTCCAGCGCCCGGCGCGCCCGCTCCGCCGCCTCCTCGTAGTTGAAATAGGCGACGGTGGGCACGAGGCCGTCGACGTCGAGCGGCTGCATGCCGTCGACCAGCGCCATGCGGATGGCGTGCTCGAAGCGAAGCTCGGGGGTGTCGTAATCCGCCGGCGGGGTCCACGGGTGGGGGATGTGCATGGAGACAGCCTCCATCGCCCACGAGAAGACGCCCTGCTGGTAGACCAAGGAGGCCACCTCTATCACCTGCGCCGGGTTGAGCCCGCCCTTCTTGGCGCGCTCCAAGGCCTTGCGCAGCGCGGCGACCTTGCCGACGGCTGGGGTCGGTGGATGGGGGAGAAGGTCAAGTGCCTGCGACGTGGCATAGCCCACCGCGCCCTCGGCCTCCGCCTCGGTGCAGAAGGTCTCGTTCATGACGTGATGCACCGCCGTCGCGAAGCTCACCCCGGCACCGGCCCAGTCCTTCGCCGACTTCACCAACAGCAGGCGCCACGCGGCGCGCACCGCGCGCGGGTTGGAGATCGCCACCGGGACAAGTGCCGCGCAGAGGGGAAATTCGGCCATCCATATGCAATCGGAACGCGAAGACGCGGTGGCGAGGCCGGGGATACTGCTGATGCCCTCGCCCTTGATCCACGCCCCGAAATGCAGCGGGGCGTCAGGGAACTGCCCGCGCGCCTCCAGCAGCGCCTCGCCGACGGCCACCCAGCCGGCACGCTCATCCTTGCCGCGTGCAAGCAATTCCTGCATCGCCGACTTGATGGTGCCGGAAATACGCTTCAGGGTCTGCTTGAAATTCTGAGCCACGACGAAATTCCCCACAGGCTTGTCAAGGGCGAATGTCTAACACCGTTGCCTTTGCCGGGCAAGGGTGTTTGTCAAGGGCAATTCTCTGGGGGTCGGCGGCGCCTGTGGGCAAGCCTGTGGATAACGGGGATAACGGGGATAACCGCCGGTCTGGGCGCCAGTCGGCAAAGTAGCATCTGGCCCGAGCCGGGGGGCGGGTGTTAAAGTGGGGCGACGGCGCGATGACGGCGCCGTGACGGTATGCTTTTTCTTTGGAGATTCATGAGGCCCGAGGGCGGCAGGGTGTGGTGCCCTCACCGCCCTCGGACAAGACCCACCCACATCCCGGCGAGGAACAGAGGAGCAGGATCCATGTTAAATGTATGACAAGGCGCGGCCTATTGGCAAGTGGCAGCGGCTGGCGACCGAGAGTGCGCTGCCGATTTTTCCCATCCGTGTCTACAAGGACGCCGCCGGCAAGTGGCAGAAGGTGCCGCTGACCGAGCACGGCCACCTCGACGCGAGCTTCGACGCTAACAGGTTTTGCTGGGATGGCGCCAACGGCTTTGGCGTCCGCATGGGCGAGGTGGCATCGCGCATCGGCTGGTACTGCCTCGACGTCGATGATGCCTCGCCAGACGGCCCGCCGGCAGGCTGGCTGGCGCGCTGGCGGGTGCCGATGCGGACGCGGCAGGTGGCGACGATCAGCGGCGGGCTGCACCTCATCTACATGCTCCCCGGTGCGCATGTACGCCTGCCCAGCCGGGCCAACATCGTGCCGGGCCTCGATGCCAGAGGCGAGGGCGGCTGGATCGCCTTTGCGGAAGGGTACGGGCTGGTGCGCGACCTCGCCCCGGCGGTGCTGCCGGAGGCCGTCTGCGCCGAGCTACAGGCCGGCTGGAAGGGCGGGGAGGGTGCAGGCCTCGGCGGAGAGGTGAAGCTCTCCTACGCCCCTCCTGATGGCGCTGGCGTGGAGGAGAAGCTCACCCGCAAGCTCAAGGTCGCCAACGAGGGCCTGCTGAAACGCTGGCGGCTGGGCCGGAAGCCCGGCGGCGACCAGAGCGCCAGCGGGCTGGATATGTCCGTGGCGCGGCTTTTCGCCGATATGGGGATGACGCAGGACGAAATCACTTGGGTGTTGACCAACCGCTTTGAGCACGGCGTCGTCCACCGCGACGGGCTGAACAACCGCACGCTCAGGGCGGCAATCCGCTGCGCGGCAAAGGCAGTGGCGGCGTCTGCCGCCGAGCGCGCGGCGCGGAACACCGGGGAGAGCACCATCAGCGATCGTGCAGTGTCTGGGGCCAGAGCAGCATTTAAATAAACCCAAAGGGATACAGGCAAAATGGAGAATGAAGACCACACACAGGAGTGGCTGCTGGATGAGATCGCCAAGCTCCTGAAAGAGACCAACCCGATCGAGCAGAACAAGCGGTTCTCCGAACTCGCCAAGCTCTGCAAGCACCTGCCCGGCGTGACCTTGAGCACGATCAAGGCGACCTTCAAGGCGATGAAGGACACCGCCAAGGCCGAGGCGAGGGTCGAGGCGGCGGAGAACATGGCCCCGCACCTCGCTGTCATGAACGACCGCCACTTCCTCTGGCGCAACGGCTCGAAGATCCGCATCGGGGAACTGATGGAGCGGCAACTGAACGGGCACACCTACATCGACCTCGTCGGCTACACCGCCCCTGACTTCCGTGTCGCCTGCGCCAACCAGATCTTCATGGGCGACGCGGTGGCGGATATGTGGCTGGCCTCACCCGACCGCCGCGAGATCACCGGCACCACCCTCAGCACCAAGCATGCGCCGTTCACCATCGTGGGCGAGCGGATGAACATCTGGCAGGGCTTCGGCGTAGAGCCCGAGGCGGGGGACCACGTCTGGTTCACCAAGCACATCCTCAAGCTCATCGGCCCGAAATATGCCGGCTACCTGCTGAGATGGATCGCCTACGGCTTCCAGCATCCTGAGCGCCCGATCGGCACCGCCATCATGCTGATTGGCAAGCCGGGAACAGGAAAAGGGTTGCTATGCAATACCTTACGATCAATGTGGGGGCCACATGGCCAGACGATCTATACCCCGGAAGCTCTCACCGGAAAGTTCAACGCCCACCTGCGGCACTGCTGCTTTGCCTTCCTCGATGAGCCACCGTGGGCCGGTGAGAAGCGCGGCGTCGACGTGCTCAAGCATATCATCACCGAGCCGACCATCCGGGTTGAGCCTAAAGGTCTCGACAGCGAGGAGGTCGACAACCGCCTGAAGATTATTGCCGCCACCAACCACCAATGGGTGGCGCAGATCGAGCAGTCCGACCGCCGTTTCGTCGTCTTCGAGGTGAACGAGGAACTGCACGGCGACGAGACCTACTTCACTGAACTGGCTACCAAGGCCGATGATCCAGCCTGCAAAGCGGCGGCGCTGCACTACCTGCTCAACCTCGACCTCTCAGGCTTCCGCCCAGAGCGCGACAGGCCCATGACCAGAATCTACGCCCAGCAGAAGGCGTCGTCGCTCACCGGCGACTGGCTCTTCTGGCGTCGGGTGATCGAGGCGGGGAGCTTCAACATCATCAGGGGCGGACAGGCTAAGTTCGCGATTCCAGACAGTGATATGGGTGGCCAATTCGGCCCCGGCGCTGAGCACACGAAACCCCAGATCTACCGCTGTTACACCGAGTGGCACGACTTCGTCGGACGTGGCAGCGCGGTGATCCCCGACGTGTTCTGGAAGAACTTTCACCGCTGGGCAGGCAAGGTCAACACTCGGCGTGATCAGTACGTGGCGGGTGGAGAGCGGCAGAGCTACATCACGCTTCCACCGCTGAGCGTGCTCGGGCGCCGTCTCAGGGAGCACCTTGGAGAAAAGTTCGAGGATGGTGATGAGTGAGCGAAAACCTGCCACGTGTGGCTGGTATGGCGGGTTTGCGATGGCCCGAGGTCGGATTCCATACCATCCAACCTCACCACCCGCCAGCCAAGCGATTTCGCAAGTGTTTGTTTTAAAACGAAATACCCGCCAAACAGCCCTACCACCCCCAAAACCCCCAAATCGCTATATGAAAAAGAATCACACACACTGGAGGAACTCGCTTCACCCCTCGCGTATACGAGATAATAGGTTGGTATGGTTGGTAGGATGGTATTGGTAGGGATTTCAAAAAGTTAGCCCTACCAGCCTCCCCCGCTTGGGCGGTTGGTGGCTGGTAGGAGAGCCAAAGGAGAGAGAAGATGGTGACCAAGAAAGACCCCCTCTCCCCACCCCAGCGGGTGAGGGCGGACAGGCGCGGAGCAGCCGATCTCGGCTGGCTCGACCTGAAGCGCGAGGCCGCGAAGCTGGGCGAGGTGGAGATCGTGAGCGCCCTTGACCAGCAGATGCGGCTCAAGCACGCTTCCGGGCCAGAAATTAAGCTCTGGCGGGCCAGCGAGTTCTACTTCGGCGTCGCGGTCGACGGAGTGCTGCTCGGCAAGGGGTATGGTGCGCTGGAGGCTCTGGATAGGGCGGCAGGTTACGTGAAAAAACAAGGGGGTGGCGGATGAAGGAGAGCGATCTGAGTGCCAAGATCGCCGACTGGGCGGCCAAGCACGGCGTGTTCTGGCAGCGGTTCGAGGACGCGGCGCAGCGGGGCATTCCTGACGGCTACCTCGGCGTCTCCGGGCTGGGCGCTGGCTGGGTCGAACTGAAGCGCACCGACAGCCCCACGGAGAGGCCGCGCTACGGGCCGGGCCAGCTTGCGTGGGCAGTGAGAGCCCGCGAGCTTGGACAGCGCCCCACGACGCTCTGCGCGGTCGGGGAGGGCGAGTTCCGGGTGCTGGACACAGCGGCGATCGGGCGGGCCGAGGTGCTGGGCCGCGACTGGCCGATGCCGATCTCGACCAGCTTCGACCTCGACGCCGCCCTGATTGCCTGCATGGGCCTGAAGAGGCTGCCGTGGCTGCCGTAGGACTCTCGGGCACCAGACTGCCAGCAGAGGCCGGCAAGGCCCTCAGCGACGAGCTTATGGGCGCGGAGGGCCTGTTTGGCCCCGATGGCCGCGACATCGCGGTGGTCGCCACTATCGATGACCGCGACAGCAACCGCTGGCGGGCGTCCGGGCTCTACCGGGTGCGCACCAAGGTGCGGCTGCGGGTGGCCACAGGAGTCGGACAGGCGGCGGCACTGGCCGCGCTGATGCAGTTCTTCGTCCGCAACCATGCCGGCAGGCGCTGGCGGCTGCTCGGGCTGGAGCCTATGGCCGGCAAGGTGACCAAGGCGCGAAGGCGTCGAAAGAGGGAAGAACCATGAAGACCGAGCCTCGCGACCCCCACACCCTGACCCCGCACCCACGCAACAGCCGTCTGCACTCCAACGAGCAGATCACCGCGCTGGGCCGGGCAATGGTCGAGTTCGGCTTCCACCAGCCGGTGGTGATCGATGAGGGAGGGACCATCCTTGTCGGCCACGCCCGCACCCTCGCGGCGATCGACATCGGCCTGAAGCAGATCCCGTGTGTTATCGCCAGCAATTTCAGCGAGGCGCAGAAGCGCGCCCTTGTTATCGCGGACAACCGCCTGCACGAGTTCGGCGCCGGCTGGGATGAAGACATCCTGACCGACGAACTGCGGGCGCTGATGGCGCAGGGCATCGACGTGAGCCTGACCGGGTTTGACGTGCCGGAGCCCATCGTCAAGCCACGCGCCGATGAGGACGCCGTGCCACCACCCCCGGATCAGCCCACATGCCGGCTCGGCGACGTCTGGGAGATGAACGGCCACCGGCTGGTCGTCGGGGACAGTCGCGACCCTGCGGTAATAACCCTTGCCTGCGGTGGGCAAGGGTCATCACGGGAGCGCGATGTACCGTTTATAGGCCTAGACAAAACGCCGAATCTCATGGTCACCGATCCGCCCTACGGTGTCGACTACGACCCACAGTGGCGGGTGGACGCGATCCCCGACGGCACCAAGCGCGCCACCGGCAGGGCGATGAACGACCACATCGCCGACTGGCGCGAGGTCTGGGCGCTGTTCCCCGGAGACGTGGCCTACGTCTGGCACTCGGACCTCTACGCCTCCACCTGCGACGAGAGCCTGCGCGCGGCGGGTTTTTTGCCCTTGACCCAGATCATCTGGGCCAAGCCCCGATTCGCGATCGGTCAAGGGAATTACCACTGGCAGCACGAGCCGTGCCTTTACGCTGTCAGGGGCAAACGCAAGGGCAAATCAAAAATAGACTGGCAGGGCGGCGTGCAGTCGACGGTGTGGAACGTGGGCCATCGCCGGCTGGCCTACGGGCATGGAAGCCAGAAGCCAGTTGAGGTTATGAGGCGTCCTATCCTCAATCACACACGCCCCGGCGACGTGGTGCTCGACCCTTTTCTGGGCACTGGCACTACGATAATTGCCGCCCAGACATGCGCCCGCAGGTGCGTGGGTGTCGAGTTGAACCCGCGCTACGCAGATGTTATCGTGACGCGCTACCAGTCGTTCACTGGCCAAGGAGCAACACTAGCCTCCACAGGCCTGTCGTTCGCAGATGTGGCCGAGCAGCGGCTGGTAGCGCCCTGATTTTCACGCCGCGTTCCACCCATGCGGCGTGGGCATCAGGCACTGAGGGGAGACTGCTCGGGTGGTCTGAGCGGCTCATATAAGGGGTACTTTGAATGAACCTGTTGAAATATCTGTTTGTGGCCACCTTCCTGCCGATGGCAGCGCAGGCCGCGCCGCTGATCGAGGGCGGCAACACCGTCATCAATGCGGGCGTGCTCTACGAATACGACGAGACGCTCGTCAATCTCGCCGCTGGGTCGCACGTCCTCACCTTCGGGCTGACGACGATGGCGTCTCCCGGCAACGCGCTGACAACCGAGATCAGCCTCGGGGCCAACGACATCACCTACGACTTCTTCCGCGTTACCGGACCCAACGGTACCTTCAATGCCACCGAGGTGGTCGAGGGCTCTGGCGGCAACGGTTTCCTCGCCTTTATCGAGGACATCCCGTTCGTTCTCGGCGGACTGTACGACCTCGAACTGGGCTTCACTCTCGACAACGCTGCCAATGTGCTGGCGAATGTTCAGGTGAACGCCATCCCGCTGCCGGCGGCTGGCTTCCTGCTGCTCGGTGCGATCGGTGGCCTCGGCGCACTCGCCCGCCGTCGCTCGCTGACGGCCTGACACCGAGCGGAGGGCGGGCGCGTCATCGCCCGCCCTCCACGAGACCTCGACCACCTGACCACACCTCGGGAGGAGCCATCATAGGCCGGGGTGCAGGCGGTCGGGAAGGAGGGGTCGGTGGCGCGCGCTACAAAACCTTATCCGGGTTACCCCCGCGCGTTGCCGGCCCCCAGTTCACCCCCAGAGCAGAGGTTGGCTCCAATGGTGAGTTCGCGAGGGCCGCACAGTGAAAATCGAAATGATTGAGATTGAACGTCTTTCTCCACACCCACGCAATTCCAGAACGCATTCACGCGAACAAATTACCGCCATAGGTCGAGCACTACGAGAGTGGGGTTTTACGCAGCCGGTGGTCGCTGACGAGAACCTCGTCATCCTGATCGGCCATGGCCGCGTCGAAGCCGCCAAGGCGATCGGGCTGAAGACCGCGCCGGTGCTCATCCGCAAGGGGCTCTCCGACGAGAAGAAGCGCGCGCTGCTGCTCAGCGACAACCGTCTGGCCGAGCTTGGCTCATCGTGGGACGACGGCATCCTGAACGACGAGTTGCGCTACCTGCTCGACAACGACTTCGACCTGACCCTCACCGCCTTCGACCTCCCGGAGATTCCGCCCGACCGGCTTCCGCCCGCCCCCAAGCCAGACCCTGAGCCCATCGTCACCGTGCCCGGCGACGTCTGGCACATGGGCGATCACCACCTCGCCTGCGGCAACCCCGGCGCGCAGGCGCAGGTGCTCGACGCGGCACCGGACCTTCTGGTCACGCAGGCCTTCCAGAGCGACGTGGAGGCGCTGGCAGCGGCGCTGGGGGCGACCGAGGCGCCAGTGGCATACGTCTGGCACACCCCCGAGATCGGGGCGCTGGTGGCCCGCCTGCTGGAGGCTGCGAGCTTCGAGATACGCTGCCAGATCATCAACGTGCGCGAGCAGACCGGCAGCGGGCGACCCTACGCCCTGCAGCACGATCCCTGCTGGTACGCGGTGCGCAAGGGCGCCAAGGCGAGCTTCCATGGCGGGCGCACGCAGTCGACGCTCTGGAAGGCCGGGAAAATCCCGGCGTCCGGGGCAGGGCGCTGGCTGCCGATCGAGTGCTGGAAACGGGCGATCATCAACCATACCACCCTCGGGGCCAGCGTGGTGCTCGACCCGCTCGCCGCCGGCGGCAGCGTCTTCATCGCCGCCCACCAGATCGGGCGCCGGGCAGCCGGGGTGGAAATGGAGCCGTCGATGTGCGATTTTGCAGTGCGGCGCTGGGAGAACTTCACCGCACGGGAGGCACGACATGGCGGAACAGGGCAAACCTACCGGGAGGTCGCAGAAGAGCGCGGCGCCGGGACCGAAGCCGAGGCCGAGGCCGAAGCCTGAGCCGCAGGCGAAGATCCACCAGCTACGTCCGCCGCTGGAGCCCGACCACCCGGAATACAACGACCCACAGCCGGGGCCGGATGGCGACCCTCGCCCGATGATCCAGAAGCTGGCCGGGATAGGCCTACGCACGCAGGAAATCGCCTACATCGTCAACATCCCTCACACCAAGCTCCTCACCGACTACGACCACGACATCAACAGCGGCATCTCGAAGGCCAACATGCGCGTGGCCAACGCGCTCTGGGAGACCGCCTCCGACCGCAAGCACAAGAGCCACGCCACCGCGTCGATCTACTGGACCAAGGCGCGCATGGGCTGGGCCGAGACGGCGGCGCGCTCCGCCGACGAGGTGCCAGAGGGTGGCGTCGCCGCCGACGCCAGCCACCTGACCGACGAGCCGACCAAGGTGCGCTTCGCCGAGACCATGAGCGCCCTGCGCAATGTCCGACGGTGACCCGGAAAATCCCGACGTCTGGGATGACCCGGAAAATCCCGACGAGGAAAACCCCGAGACCCTTGCCCACCGCAGGCAAGGGTATATCCGTCGCGACCCTGTTACTGGCAAGCGACTCCGCCGGCTGATCACCCCCAACGAGGCCGCGACCTTCAAACGACGTCCCATGCGTCAGGCGCGGCAGGACGACTTCTACATCGTATGGGACGAGAACGCCGAGCCGCCACCCGAGGGGGCATCTCTCGCCGCCGTCTACGCCGCAGCAGCCCCGCTGAGCCGGCGGGCGCTGCGCCACCGGCTGATGCCCGGCGCCACCATGGATGAGTTCGAAGACTGGATCATGACCAGCCTACCGTGGCAGTTCTTCGCCCGTCGGGATCAGCTACCACCACCCGGCGACTGGCAGATATGGCTGATGCAGGCGGGCCGTGGTGCCGGCAAGACCCGCGCTGGCTCGGAGTGGGCCTTCGAGCAGGCAGTGGCTCACCCCGGCTGGCACGTCGGTGTGCTGAGCCCCACCAACGACGACCTCAACCGCGTGACCTTCGATGGACCCTCCGGCCTCATGCGGCTGGTGGAGCGGTTCCCGCAACTGGTGCGCAAGGTGGCCCGGCGCCCGTGGCAGATCGAGTTCCGCAACAGCAGCCGGATCCAGAGCTTCACCGGCGAGGCCTACGAGCGCCTGCGTGGGCCGCAGCATCATGCCTTCTGGGCCGACGAACTGGCCGGCATGGCGCGGGTGGCTGATGCCGCCTTCGAGCAGGTGATGTTCGGCCTGCGTCTGGGCCGCAACCCGAAGGTGCTGCTCACCTCGACCCCTCGGGTGATCGCGCTCTTCCAGCGGCTGAACGAGCGGTTCGCGCAGGGCGATCCGGTGGTGGCGATGACCCGCGCCTCAACCATGGACAACGCCGCCAACCTGTCGCAACTGGCCATCGATGAACTGCGGGCCTCCTACGAGGGCACCCGCCTCGGCGAGCAGGAACTCTACGGCAAGCTCTTGCTCGATGTGCCCGGCGCGCTCTGGCGGGATGAGTTCTTCCAGCAGGTGTCGATGCCCGATCACCTCGACCGCATCGTGGTGGGCGTCGACCCCTCCGGCGCCGCTGATGCCAAGAGCAAGTCCGACGAGATCGGCATCGTGGTGGCTGCCCTCCGCAAGGGGCGCACCAAGGCCGACGACCGCTACTACATCATCGAGGACGCCACCATGATCGGCAGCCCGCAGGCATGGGGCACGCGCGTCGTCACCGCCTTCGACCAGTGGGAGGCCGACCGCGTGGTGGCAGAGGTTAATTTCGGCGGGGCGATGGTGGAGGCGACCATCAAGCAGTCCGATGACAGCGTGCCGGTCACGCTGGTGACCGCCAGCCGAGGCAAGGCGATCCGCGCCGAGCCGATATCGGCCCTCTACGAGCAGGGCCGCGTGTTCCACGTCGGGCGCACCTTCGCCAAGATGGAGGCGCAGTGCTGCCACATGACCTCCTCGGGCTATGTCGGCGACGGCAGCCCCGACCGCCTCGACGCTATGGTCTGGGCGATGACCGAATTGACCGGCGGCATGCGCGCGGTGCGCGCGGAGATCGGCAGCGCCGACCGACCGAGCCACTGGCTGCCAAATGTTTAACGAAAAACAGCAGCAATTCCAATAAGTTAGGAGGGGCCCGGACCCCCTCGCAGCGAACCCTTGTCCCGCAGCCGATTTCAGGCATAATCCGGCCATCGAGCACATAGAGGCGTTAAACATGCCCACCGTAGACGACCGACAGGTGCCCGTGGCGCGCGCCGCAGAGCGCGTCCCCATGGGGGAAGCGATCGGCGTCACCGGGCTGAGGCAGTTCTCTGGCTACGTCCGCGAGGAGTTCCTCGTCCAGCTTGATGGGCTGAAGGGGCGCAACACCTTCGAGGAGATGGCCAAGAACGACAGCACCTGCGGGGCCGTCCTCTTCGCCATCCGCAACATGCTGCGCAGCCTTGAATGGCGGGTGGTGCCCTCCGAGGCCAGCGACGCCCGCTCGATCGAGTCCGCCGAGCTTGTCGAGGGGATGCTGTTCAAGGACATGCAGCAGACGTGGCCCGAGTTCATCGAGGCCTGTTGCAGCCAGTTCACCTACGGCTTCGCGATCCACGAGATCCTGTGGAAGAAGCGCAAGGGGCTCAACGCCAGCAAGCCATGGATGTCGAGCGACTTCGATAACGGGCTCTGGGCGCCGCGCGCCTTCGCACCGCGCAGCCAGAAGACCATCATGCGCTGGATCTTCGACGCCGAGCAGAACCTGATCGGCTTCGAGCAGACGCCCTACACTCAGGGCTCCATCGTGGTGCCCATCCGCCGTTGCCTGCACTTCCGCACCACCGCCGAGCTTGACAACCCCGAGGGCGTCTCACTGCTGCGCACCGCCTACCGAAGCTGGTACTGGCTGAAGCGGCTTCAGGAGATCGAGGGCATCGGCACCGAGCGCGACCTCGCGGGCTACCCCGTCCTGAAGGTGCCCGGCGAGATGCTCGACCCCTCCGCCAACGCCGACCCGAGCATGCGCATGGCGCGCGCCGGCTACGAGGAGTTCCTGCGCAAGGTGCGCCGCGACCAGAACGAAGGCGTGCTGCTGCCGTCCGACCGCGATGACAAGGGCAATCCCTACTACGAGTTCAGCCTCGTCTCCTCCGGCGGCACCCGCGCGCTCCGCATCGATGAGTCGATCAGCCGCTACCAGAAGGACATCGCCCGCAGCGTGCTCGCCGACTTCATCTTCCTTGGCGCCGACGGCGGTGGCAGCCTCGCGCTGGGCCGCTCCAAAATTGCATTCTTCATCGAGGCGCTGAAGGCCTATGCGCAGGCGATCACTCACCAGATCAACGAGGTGGCGATCCAGCAGATCTGGCGTCTGAACGGCTTCGACATGGAGCTTATGCCGCGCCTTGAGCCGGGCGAGATCGAGAAGGAAGACCTCGCGGCACTGGGCACCTACCTCGGCGCGCTCAACACGGCAGGCTTCGACCTCGCCACCGACACCGAGCTTGAGAACCACCTCCGCCGCGCCGCCGACCTCCCCGACGCGCCCGACCGCACCCAAGACGACGACTTCGTGGAGATGCCGTCCGGGCGCGCCGTGCGCACCACCGTCCCCGGCTTCGACGCCGACGGCAACCCGATCCCGCCGGATGAGATGGTCGGGGGTGAACCCGGACCCGATGGCAAGCCAACACCCAAGAAGGGCGAGGACGAAGACGAGTCCGAGGCACTGGGCAAGGCGCTGCGCGAGCGGTTCGGTCTCGACCTCGACCGGGTGATAAGGGCGATCGAACATGGCTGACGACGCGGAGACCGAGTTCGGCAAGCGGCTGCGGGCCACCCTCGACGCTGCTGCCAAGGCAGCGGCGCAGGCGGTTGTCGAGAAGCGGTTCGAGGCGTTCGGCAGCGACGTTGTGGGGTGGTCCCAGCGGGCTGCGCGCGAGGCGGTGATGGCGTCCATGCTGGAGGCAGTGCAGCCCGTACACGCCGCTCTGGGGCGGCTGGAGGGGCAGCTTGCCGGCGCCGAGGCCAAGCTCGCCAAGCAGGCGGAGCTTCTCGCTGCCGTCGACGCGGCGAGGCTGCGCAACGACCGGGATGAGCTTGAGGTCACCCAAGGCCGACTTGAGAAGGCCCGAGGCGACATCTTGGCGGAGATCCGGGCGGCGTCTTCCGAGGTTGCCAAGGAAGCCGATCAGGCCCGAAAGCTGGTCGGCAGCCTGCTTATCGAGCGTGACGATGTAGCCAGTCTGGCAGCGTCGATCGCCGCCCGGATCGAGGCCCTCCACGGGGACGTGGCGAAGGAGGCCGAGACGGCTGCCGTCGCCGCCACCGAGCGGCTGAAGGGCGACCTTCTCGGTGAGATGGACGCCTTCAGCGAGACCCTGCGCGAGATCACCGCCGAGGACGTGAAGAAGTTCCGCGCCGAGTCCGCCGGCGTGCTCAGCCGTGCCCGCGCTGAAATGGCCAGTCACCTCGACGCCATCCGCAAGCGCCACAGCGAGAGCGCCGGCCTGCTGCTGGCGCGCTTCCGTGGCCCCCACGAGGCGGGCGAGTCTTATGCCAAGGGCGACGTGACCGTCTTCCGGGGCTCGACGTGGATTGCCAAGCGCGCGCCCGATGGCACCCTGCCGTCCGCCGACCCGAAGGGGCCGTGGGCGCTGTTCGCCGCCGGCGTGGTCGGTAAGGGATGACCACTGACGGTCCCACCCCCGCCCCCAAGGGCTGGTTCGACACCCAGACGATGGTGATCTTGGGCGGCGTCGGGGTGACGCTTGTCGGCTGGGGCTACGTGTTCAGCGAGGTGCAGAGCGACACCAACCGCAATACGGCGGCGGTGATCGAGCTATCGACCCGACTGGAGCGCAACGACAGCGCCACCGCCCTGCTCGACACACGGGTGGGGGCGCTGGAGAACATCGCGCAGGATGCGATCATGCTCAGGCGCGAACTGGAGGGCACGGTCGGCAGCTTCAGGTCAGACATCGCCGTGATCAAGGAGATTCTGGAGCGGATGGATCAGGAGGCTCAGCCATGACCATGCCAGCAAGCCCCGACGATGGGGTGGTCAGCGACCTCATCCACGCGATGAAGAACAACCCCTCCTGTCTGGCAGCCATCCTGCTGGCGGCGCTATTCGCGGTGCTGACCTACTTCGCCTTGCAGGCCGACGCTGACCGCAGGGCGAAGATCATCGAACTGATGCTGACGAGGTGCTTCGATCAGGTGCAGGGGCTGGAGCCATGAGCGCAAGAGATGTCCTTGAGTGGCAGGAGACGCTCCAAGCGGCAGGCTTCCCGCCGGGCGACATCGACGGCGTCTTCGGACCTGACACCCTCACGGCCAGCATGGCCTCGATCAAGGACCAACTGGCAGCGACGCCACCCGTCGTGGAGGGCTACCCGCCGGGCTATTTGTCCGAGCATTTCACGGCGTGGGAGTTCTGCTGCAAGCACTGCGGCACGCTGCCAGCCGACGGCATCGCGCCCGAATTGATCCTCCTGCTGGAGGACGTCCGCGCCCAGTTCGGCCAGCCCGTGATGATCAACAGCGGCTACCGCTGCCCGACCCACAACGCCAATGTCGGAGGGGTCGTGGACAGCCAGCATGTCGACGGCGAGGCTGCCGACTTCGTCGTCGGCGAGACCTCACCCGCCAAGGTGTACGCCTACCTCGACCCGTGGCACGATGGCGGTCTGGGCAAATACGACACGTTCACGCATGTGGACGTGCGGGGGCATCGTTCCCGCTGGGAGGGCTGAATGACCGAAGAGATCGAGTTCACCCGCCTTCAACTGGCCAACGCCATGGCCAAGGCGTACAGCAGCAGGCAGCCACGGGTGACCTCCGGGGATAAAGGCGGTCAGTGGACCAGCGGAGGCTTCAGCGGCAGCAGCGGTGGCGCGGCGGGGCGCGCCGCCGACGAGGCAGGCGCCGCAGCCGGGATCCGCATCAAGCCGGGCCGGGGCGACGTTTCGTTCAAACAGGACGCCGACGCCGGCACCGTGATCGGCAGCGCCCACACCGAGAAGGGCAAGTCCGCGCTGGAGGCAGCCAAGCCCAAGACGGCGCTCGGGGTGGCGCTGATGAAGCCCATCGACGCCTATAAATTCACGATGGCCGCGCGGAAGCAGGGCCTGAACATCATCGCCCCCGGTGAGTGATGCTGCCGCATAAACCGAAGAGGAGGCGCGGACGTGCGCTGTTACCGCAAGTGAGGACGTGCCATATCGGGCTGCGGGTGACCCCGGAGCTTCGCGCGATCATCGAGCAGATTGCCGGTGAGCACAACGTGGGCATCAGCGAGGTGATACTGAAGTTCGTGATCGACCGACTGGTAGCGGAGGGCTACGTCGCAAAGGAGAGGACCGACAATGACCGTCGAAATGCCGGGCACGCGCCCGTGGCTGCGAACCCTTAAGGCCGAGTTCACCACTCCGGCGCTGCCGGCGTCGGTGGGCATCCCACTGGGCGGGAAGCTGCACAACACGGTTATGGGCACCAAGATCAAGCCCGGAACCCGCGCCTACCGCGCCAAGCTGCGCACCGAGGCTGGGCTGTCGATCCTGACGCGGGTCGAGGAGGAGGTCGGCCCGCTGACCATCACCACCCCGACGGCAGGCGCGACCGTGCCGCCGGTGCATGACATCACCGGCAGGGGCGCAGTTCCCGGCTCCAACGTCGAACTCTGGTACGTCGAGGGCGACCAGATGGTCGCCACCGCCGCCGCCGACGTCGAGGGCAACTGGCTTTTCGGCGGCGACACCCCCGCCGCTCTCGGCACGGTTACGTGGCAGGTGCGGCAGGGGCCGAGGGTCTCCGCCGAGGTGACTGTCACAGTGCAGGAACCCGTCGGCATGGCCACGGGCAAGCGCCATGGCAAGTGAGTTCCCGTGGGACGCGATGACCTCGCACGACGAAGTCGATGATTTCCTCGATGACGAGATCGGCGACCAGCCGGAAGGCTGGGACAGGATGACGCTCGCCGAGAAGAAGACTTGGCTGGATGAGAACTACCCAAAACCGGAGGAGACCTGAAGTGGCTGATAACACACCGAAATCCGACCAGCAGAACCCGCCGTCGGTAGATCCGAAGACGACCAACCCGAGCAACCCGAGCCCCAGCGGCCCGGACATCCGTGTCGGTGAGGGCGGCGGGCCAGTGCCGGGCGAGGCTGCTGGCACCGAGCCCTCGGGCAACAGCGCCCCCTCGACGGTGCCGACCACCGCGTCGGCGGAGCCCAAGCTGGAAAGCACCAAGCCGAAGCCGACGCACCCCAACCCCAACTACCCTGACCAGCAGCTTCCTGCTGCCGAGATCGAGGCGATGGAGGCGCAGAAATCGAAGACGAAAGTCTCTGAACGCTGATCCCCACCCTATCCAAAAGGACTATCCAAAATGGCAGACAACTACAGCACCGTGGCGTTCACGGTCGGTGGCGTCACCGTCACCGCTTCGAGAGCCAAGAGCGGCAGTGCCGCCGATCGTCTGGAGGCGGTCCTGAAGTGGATCGGCGAGCAGATCGAGGCCGGCCTGCCGGGCATCGACAACACCCTGCCCGGCTCACAGCCCCGTCCCGATCAGGGCCTTCCGGGCGCGCAGCCGGGGCCGGATAACACCCTACCCGGCGACCAGCCGAAGCCAGACCAAGGCCTTCCCGGTTCACAGCCCCGTCCCGATCAGGGCCTTCCGGGCGCGCAGCCGGGCGTTGACAACGAGCTACCGCTGGACGAACTGGCTGATTTCCTGAACAAGCACGCCAAGGAGATCGCCGCCGCGATCCTCAAGGACACCGCCTGCGATCCGGCGCAGCCGAAGAAGTAAGGCCATGGCGGCGAAGACTTCGGCTCAGAAGGCTTGGGAGATCGCGTCCAAGTACGAGCCGAAGCTCGCCGCCGCCATTCGGCAGGCGCTGGCCACCTTCAAGGGCAAGGCCAGCGCCGCCCGCATCGAGGCCTACGTCATCAGCGGCGACCTCACCGGCCTCACCCACTACCTGCTGGGAAATTTCGGCGCGTCGGTGGGGCCGATCGTCATGGTGCTCGATCAGGCAGTCAACGAGGCAGGCCTCGCAGCCGCCACCGAGATCAACGCTGCGCTCAAGCCATTCGGCGTCAACGTGCGCACGCAGCTTCCCTTCCCGACCGACGTCCCCGCCGGCATCGTCTTTCAGGGCGTGACCCCGGAGTTCGCCTACAACCCGGTGAACCCCAAGACCATCACCGCCGTCCGCACATGGCAGGGCAACCTGATCCAGCAGATGAGCACGAACGCCCGCGCGGTGATCATGGACAACATCCGCGCCGGGCTGGTGGCCGGCGACAACCCCCGCACCATCGCGCGCGCCGTGCGCAACGGCCTGCCGCTGACCCAGAGCCAGAACCGCGCCGTCCAGAACTTCGACAACGACCTCAAGCGCATCATCGAGCGCGGCATCGGCAGTGCGCAAAGCTGGGGCATCTACACCCCGCGCCAGATTGCAGAATTGAAACTGGCAAACCCCAAGGTCTACCGGCAACTGAACTTCACCCCCGCCGAGGCGCTGCAAGGCCGGCGCTGGGCGAAGATCAGCCGCGCCGCCGGCACCCTCCAGTTCGACCCCAAGACCGGCCTGAAGGCCAGCAAGCCCGTGGGCTTCGTCGCCCCGCCCGGCACCCAAGGCGGCGAGAACGCCTACCGGCTGACCGCTGACGGCAGGCCTGTCGATGCGATGACCGAGTGGCGACTGCGCGACAAACGCTTCGATCCGAAGATCTACGCCGTGGTCGAGGCGGAGGAGACTCTTGGCGATGCCCGCAGGAGCGCCGCAGGAGCCCGTACAGCGGCGGAGAAGGACGCTGCGGCCAAGGTACTGGCCAAGGCGCAGAAGGCCAAGGAGGAGGCCTTGCAGGCGCTGGAGGCGGCACGCGGCGAGATGGTCGAGGGCTACAACGCACGCATGGTCAAGCACCGCAGCCAAGTGATCGCCCGGACGGAGTCGCTGCGCGCCGCCAACCTCGGCAGCTACGAGGCATGGCGGCAAGCGATGGACGACAGCGACCTCTTCGAGCCCAACGAGCTTCGCCGCATCTGGATCACCGCCAAGGATGACCGGGTGCGCATGACCCACCGCATCGCCTCGGGCCAGAAGACCGGGATCACCGAGCCGTTCATGGTGGACGGCGTCGGGGTGATGTTCCCGCCATCCGGGCCGAACTGCCGCTGCACGGTGGGCTACGAGGCCAACCTCGGCGGCTTCCCTGCGGGCACCTGATGTCGTGGAAAGGCCCCGCTCCGCACCACGGCCCCGCCCCCTCTTGGGTCCGGGTGGTCTGCCCCGACTGCCAGAAGGCTCGCTACATCAACGGCGCGCAGTTTCGGGCGTCCAGCCACCTGCGGTGCAAGTCCTGCACCTACAAGCGGACGCTCGCCCGTCTGGCTAAGGAAAAAAGAGGCCCGGCTCAGGGGGAAGTAGAGGGGTGGGTCTCGGGAGCCGGGCCGTCTGGAGGTTGTTGAGGTCGAGCAGTGATCTCTCACACAGCCCGGCCAGCATGCCAGAACCTCTGTCGTGGCGCAACCGCCTGTGGTAGCGTGACCGCAACCTGCACCGAAAGAGAGTGCCATGCTCGATGCCATCCGCGCCCGCCTCGGGCTGCAAACCTCCATCGAGCGCGTTCGCAAGTACGCCATGCCCTCCACCCTCTACGTCCACCGCCCGCTGCTGAACGGAGCCGAGGTGGTGCGCTGGGCCAAGAAGGCAGGCTTCCCCTCGACCATCCCCGCCGCCGACATGCACGTCACCGTGGCCTTCTCGCGCCGCCCGGTGGACTGGATGAAGGTGGGCGCCGGCTATCCGCCTGAACTGCCCAACGTCGACGTGGCCGAAGGCGGGCCGCGCAACCTCGCGGTCTTCGGTGAAGGCGCGGTGGTGCTCCAGTTCGCCAGCGCCGCGCTGATGTGGCGGCACGAGGACATCCTCGCCGCCGGCGCATCGTGGGACTGGCCCGAGTACCTGCCGCACGTCACCATCACCTACGACCCCGGCGAGGTGGAGGTCGATCGGATCGAGCCCTACCAAGGCGAGCTACATTTCGGCCCGGAGAAGTTCGAGCCGGTGGACGAAGACTGGAAGACAAACATCAAGGAAGGATGACCTAAATGGCTGATTTCGTGTTCAATATTGCCAAAGGCGCAGCCGCTGAGATGGTGCGCGACGCACCTGCCAACCTTGGCGTCATGCTGCTGAAGACCGCCGAGGCCGAGGCCACTCTGAAGGATCGCGCCGACCTCGCGGCGGTGCTCGCCAACGGCAGCGTCGAGTGCGACTTCACCTCCTACGCCCGCAAGACGGCGATCACGGGCACCATCAACGTCGACAACACCAACGACAGGGTCGACCTCGACTTCCCCGACCAGACGTGGGCACCCGCAGGCGGGGCGACCAACAACTCGGTCGTGCGTTCCATCGTCTTCTACCAGAACACCGCCGCCGATTCCGGGCGCGTGCCGCTCACCTGCCACGACTTCATCGTGACCACGGATGGCAGCGACCTGACCCTTCAGGTCAACGCAGCCGGGTTCTACCGGGCCGCATAAATGCTCTGGCTCCCCACCGCAGGGGGTCCAAGGGCCATCACCAACCTCGTGGCGGCGGCGACGCTCACGCCGGGCACACCGCTGCCCGGCAGCGCAACGACAGACGTTCCCGGAGCGGTGACCGAAGTGATCACCGCTGTCCAGAACACGCAGCACTCGTGGGGCATCGCCATCAACATCGGCGCGACCGGATTCGGCGCAGTAGACTCACGGGCGGTCGTGGACATCCTCGTCGGTGGGGCCACCGACGACCTGTTGATCCCCCGCCTGATCTGCGGCCATACCTCGCCGGGCGCTGGCGGCATGGGGTTCGTCTATTTCTTCCCGCTGCACATCCCGAGGGGTGTCAGGATCGCGGCGCAGTTGACCGACGCGCGCCCCGATACCACCGCGCGGATCGCCGTCACGCTCTTCGGCGGCAGCCCGCCGCCATGGCGGGTCGGGCGCAAGGTGGTCGCCTATGGCACGGGGCTCTACGGGCAGGCCCTCACCGTCTCCTCCAGCGGAGCGGCGGCGGGCGTCACCGAACTGGCTGCCGCCACCGCCGAGGATCTCATCGCCTTCATGCCGGGGTTCCAGACGGGGGCCACCGTCTTCACGGCGCTGATGTTCAACGTCGGCATAGGCGTCGGTGCCGCACCCGAGGAGCGCATCGGGACGTGGTGGTGGGGGCATGAGGTGACCAACAGGCTCATTGTCGGCCCGCACCTGCCGTGGCCTGTCTTCCGCGACGTGCCTGCGGGTTCACGCCTGACGATGATGGCAAGCTCAAGCGGGGCGGTGGTGCTCCCCTACACGGGGCTGATCTATGGGGTGGTGCCATAATGCTGCTACATCCGGGCACGGGCGGCGTGAAGAAGATCACCAACGCTGGGCTGGTCGGCACGCTGTTTCCGGGCACCCCACTGACTCCGGGCATCACCACCTTTCCTGCCCCGACGGAGGTGATCTCGGCAGCCCAGAACGTTCAGGATTCTTGGGGCATCGGGATCTGGATCTACGGCACGGGGCTGAATGGCTTCGCCACCGAGGCTGCCGCCAACATCTACATCGGCGGCGTGACCGACAGCCTGCTGATCTCTTCACTGCTCTGCGGCTACGCCCTCGAACTCCCGCAGGGTCAGGGATGGCACTGGCTGTTCCCGCTGCACATCCCGAGGGGCGTCAGGCTCGCGGCATCGATCTCGTCCATCCTGAGCCCGGTCAGCACCAAGGCTGGCATCGTGATCGAACTCTACGGCGGCTGCCTGCCACCGTGGCGGGTCGGGCGCAAGGTGACGACCTACGGCGTCAAGGTCAACAACAACAGGGGTCAGGCGGTGACGCCCGGAACGAGCGGGGCGATCTCGATCCAGCAGATCGTGGCGGCGACCACCGAGGCGCACTTCGCCTTCATGCCCGGCTTTAACGCTGGGGGCGACACCACCCTCGCCCAAGCATTTGTGAACGTAACCATCGGGATCGGCGCGTCGCAAGAGGAGCGGATCGGGACGTGGGCGATCGTCAAGCCGTCGACCGAGGACATGGGCGGACCGTTCCCCATGCTGCCCGCCTTCCGCGACGTGCCTGCCGGGACGCGGCTGAGCCTGCTCCTGTCGCACTCCAATGCGTCGAACGACACCAGCTACAGCGGCCACATCTACGCCGTCAGTTAAGGAGGAAAGCGCCTTGGCGATCAGCGAGCCATACGAACTTGACGGGGTCGTGATCGGCCTCACTGAACTTTCGATCTGCTCTGGCACGACCACGCTGGCGACGATCACCGACGACGGGGTCTACCAGCTATGGCTCGACGCAGGGACCATGATAAAGGGCGACGAGTTCATCGTCCGCGCCTACGAGAAGGTGGAGGGGACGGGCGGCGTCAAGAAGATCTTTGCTCAGTGGTCGCTGATGGGCGTCCAGAGCGAGATCTTCGTCACCCCGACCTTCGTGCTGATCAACGGCTGGGACTTCACCATCCAGAGGCTGGCGGGGGCTGACCGCGCCTTCGACGCCTCGATCAGGAAGGTGGCATGAGCTTTTTCGTCTGGTTCACTGGCGCGACCGAGGCTTCGGGCACACCGTCGGCGGCAGGAACGCCGATCGGGCTGCCTGCCGAGGCCGACAGCGCCACTGCACTGGGCAAAGCCAAGGTCAAGGCGATAGGCCTCGCCACCGAGATCGACACCCCCTCCGCTTTCGGCCACGGCTCCAAGGAGATCGGGCTGCCGTCGAGCGCCCACACCGCGCTGGCGCTGGGCAGGAAAAGGACACGGTCGATCGGCCTCGCCACCGAGACCGGCACCGCCATCGTGGCTCGCCCCGTCAGGGCGACAGCGATCGGCCTCGCTCCTAACAATCAGTTCGTCATCGGCCTTCGCCGCGTGAGGACACACAAGGTCGGCCAGCCGTCGACCACCACCAGCGCGCTGCCGATGGTGCCCGCTCTCAGCGGCGGTGGTGGTGCCCTGTGGACCCCCGCGCAGATCACCGCAGGCATGGTAAGCTGGCTCGACGCCGCCGACGCTCCGCAACTGGTGTTCAGCGGCTCCAACCTCACGCAATGGAAGGACAAGTCGCCCGCCGCCAATCATGCGGTGCCGTTTGTGACGGGGCCGACGCTCACCTCGATCAACAGCCTTGGGTCGCTGGCATTCAGCGCGCAGGGCCTGCACGCGGGGGCGGCGATCTCGCTCGGCGACTTCACGGTCTTCGCGGTGTTCAAGGCGCTGTCGACAGGCTCGTTCGAGCGCCTTGTCGATCAGGACTTCGCCAACGGCTTCTGGCTTGGCCGCAATGCCACCGCCGCAGCATGGGGCGGCGGCGTCCGCAACGTCACCGACCCCTACGGCTACTACGTCACGCTGGCGGACGGCGAGACGCATCAGGTGATGACCCGCCGCAGCGGCGC